GAACTCAGCCGACTGCTCCGCTGTTGCTAGATGAGCATGCCCTTCCAAAATTAAGCGTGCGGCATTACCTCTGGAGACTTCCGCGAGCTGGCCGCGGCGTCCACCATCAGCCGTCTCATGACTGACCACGACGACGTGAGGCTCAGCAATCTCCTGTTCAATTCTTCGTAACTTTTGAAAAAACGAGCGTAGATCCATGCGACTCCCTCTTGACTGTGTACGGGCGCGTGCTTTATCAGGCCCGCGGAACGTTTTTATTCCTGACGCTTAACTGTTGACTTGGACACCAAACGAGTTCCGCAGAACGGCCGTCCCGTAAAGGACATCCACAGTGAATTGCTGGCCCAGAGTATTTGGCTGATAGCTCATCACGACGCGGATTCCAAAGTTTCCCATCTCTGCATATTCCGCGATTGCGCCCGTTCCCGGCAGCGGCTGCGGGAGCCTGCGAATCACCAGCCCCATTGCGTCGCGTGCGAAGGCTAGGTTATGCGTCGTTACCGGGCTGCTACCGGTCTTCTGGACCAGTTGGGATCGAAATACAAAAAAGTCCTTGATCTTACCAACCGCGCCGTCTACTAATGCACGCAAACCGGCATCCCCGGCTGAGTAATACTCGCTGAATCGTGGAATCTGCCGCATCGCCGAGTAACTCACCGGATCCACAACCAAGTATTTACTGGCCACCGCCGGCACCTTTGCCTGAAACAATGTGGTTTCAGCCTGGTCGACGACAGCTTCGGTTATCGCAACGCCCGCCGTGCCTACCGCTGTGTTGGAGCTGAACTGCGAGTACAGATTCAAGATGTCCGACTCAATTCGCTCCGCGATCGCCACCACCGCCGGTTGCATGTACAACTTCAGCAAATCCGGTACAGCTAACACCTTGGTAACGTCCGGAATTTGAAAGGTCGCTTCCGCGTGCGTGTTCAGTACGATCTGCGCGTTACCCAGGTTCGGATTTTGCGTCTGAACTGTGCCGCCCTCCGCTATATTGTTTGCCACGAGTGTCGGCGGAATCGGCACGTTTACGGTATCTCCCGCATTCGCCAGCGTAGGTTCATAATCACGATTAACTAAATTGCCCATCACCAGGTTGCTCATTAATGCCGGCAACGCATCAACGGCTACTAGCTTGACAATTGCACTTGCTACGTTTGCTGATGTAATTGATCCCATATCTCCCTTTATGTAGTTACTTGAAACTTCTCCCGTCACCGGTTCGCTTCCGCCCGCTCCCCGGTGCGCTGCTACATGCCCCGGAGTGTCTGACTCGCCACCCTCGATATCTCTTGGCGGACCTTCTCCAGATCCTCAGGATTCATCCCCGGTCGAATCTTGTCTAGATCGACTCCGCCCATGTTCGGAACAGCCTTAGCGCCCGATCCGATCCCCGATCCGCCCGTGATACGCGCCGGTAGCAACTCAGGATTCTCTTGCACGAACACCTTCAAATAATCCCGCAGCGGAACATCCGCGGAGCCGCTTCGCGCCAGTAGTTGGCCGTCGTCAGCTCGAAACACTTCGTCCTTCACCGCTCGATATGCCAGGTCCATTTTTGCGACACCCAGACGCAGTAGCTCGGCGCGAATTGACGAGCTCCGCTCGGCTTCCTCCGCCATTTGCCGGCTGCGGGTGTTTTCATGAACCAGGTCGTTCACTCGCCTCTCCAAATCCTCGCGTCGCTTACGTTCATCGAGAAGCTCGGCCTTGTACGCAGGCTCGGCCTTTACTTGTTGGGCGTGAACAAATTCTTCAATCACGCCCCGAATCAGAGAACGCAATTCCGTGCCGCCCGTCTTGTCCCCTTCCATATGCCCTCCATGGACCTAGATCAAGTCCGCTCATCGCTGTTCCTGATCGATTTCACGTCCAATCCGGTCCTTCACCTCTTGCCGCACGTCACACAGAAACTGAAACGCGACTTTCTTGAACACTTGCTTTTTCAAAGTGGGCGAATCGATTCCCAAACTCAACAGCCGCTGAGCGTCTTCTAACTCGGTCGCGTAGTCCCCAATGTCGAATTCGTCCATTCCTGAAACATCGATGCTCAAGCCGTCTTCGCGAGCTGCGTCCACGGCCCGGAGCACGCGCTTCAGTGAATCCTTCACCGCATCGCCGTACGCCCGCAGCACCGCCTGTGTGATGGCATAATCACGCTGCTTGCTGACTCCCGATTGCTTCGAATTTCCCGCGAGCGGTCCGCCGGCGTGACTTACATAGCACACGCGGTAAATCTCTTCCTGTAATCTAGTCAGGTTATCGGCTGCAATCTGGTAGACGTTTCCTTGCGGCTCAGTCCATCCAAACCGATCTTGCGGCCCTAGCTGGATGTAGTAGGACTCTCCCATAACTTGATCCCAGTCGCGATCCGAGTACACCACCGGCATCGCGAACAACCCCATCGTCAGTGCCCATCCCAGCGCATTCGATTTGTTGAAATGTTCTAGCTGCAGCGATGCCGCTTTGTTCATCAGCCACAAACCGTCCGATACCCGGAGTTCAACCAGCGGCACCCGGCACTGTTTTGCCAGTCCATGCCGGCCCTCGGCTACGACATCGACGTCGCCTTGCCGGTTCGCTTCTTCTACCTGCTCATAGATTTTGTACTTCTCTTTGTCGTAGTAAACCCATCGCATTTGCTTACTCCACCCAGCGTCTTCCAGGTTGTCCTTGCGCAAACTCTGTGTGCGCAACACCACCCACTGGTAGTGCCCGTACTCGTCGTAGCTCCAGTTGATGAGTTCGTCGGCTGCATAACTCACTAAATACGCCCGTGAGGCTCCCCGCTCATCTTCCTCGGCTCGAGTGCCGACTGGCTCGTTCAGCCGTGGAAAATCGATCAGCACATAGCTGTTTCCGCAAACCAGTGCTTCCACGAACTGGCGCCGGAAAAACTCCGATAGATTCGTGCCCTTCAGGTCGCAGTCCTCCGTAAACATGCCGAAGAACTTCTTCGATCGCTCACTATTCCCTTCGAAATTCAGAACCGGTTCTCTGCGGAACAGCGTCGCCGTATACCAGTCCACAATCGAGCCGATGTAGTTCTCGTAGAAACTTCGGCTCAGCCTTTCCGCAAAGACGTCGCTAGGCTCTTTTTGGCGGCGGACCAGATAGTGATCCGCGCTGGCGATAAACTGCGCCCCACCAGCGTAGAGATCCCGATACTGCCTCCACATTGCCCGCTTCGCGGCATACTCGGGATGCTCGCGTGTAATATCCGGACCACTGTTGCCAATGTTCATCAGGGTATTCTTTCGCCATTAGATCAGTCTTCGTCCTTGTTCCCCGAACTTCACGCCTGGCCGATATTCTTGCCAGATCAAGTAACCCAACGCGTCCGATAAGTGCGTCCGCTTTGGATCGCGTTCTTTATCGATCACGCTCGTCTCAGGCTTGTACGTTATCTCCTCAAAGTCCGTCACCAGGCCGACGCAGCGGGGATGCACAAATAAGCGCGCCTCTTCGTCCGCTGAAAACAACTTCACGTTGACGAGCCCCACTCGTTCTCGAACGCTCGGATTACTCGGCGGTACGCGAAACCTCACATTACGGTAAGCGGTTTGCCGAAGATACTCCTTAATGATTTGGTAGTCCGTCGTCCCTGCGGTCTGCAGCCGCTGCCCCGATGCGTCCCCGTAAACTATAAGACCCGCCTGGTGATTGGGATATCGCGCATGAAACTCTTCGCAGGCCTGCAGCGTACTGGCCCTACTGAGCACCACCTCATCCAAAACGCGAATGTCTTCGCCGCTCTTCTGCGCCACTATCGAACACATCGGATCCACGTTGAAATCCAAAGCCCAGAACAAGGGCAGTGCTCGGTCGATTTCCACCTCCCGAATGTTGCGATCGCGCTGGAACGCGTGATACACCGTGCCAGCCTGAACGTTCAGATATTCACCCAGCGCCTCTTGCTCAAAAAACCTCGCATCGTAGCTCCCACGCAACCGCTCATAGAAGTCTGGAATCTTGTCCAGCACATGTCTGTTCTCAAAAGGTTTTGCAAGCACCACGTCGTACCCCGCGACCACATTGCGAACGAAGCGCCGATATACCCAGTCGAATCCTTTTGGTGTCCATACTGCGAATCCACACAGACGCGACGCGTGCGGATCGCGCAATCGCCCTTCCAGGCGCAGCCACGCCTCTTCCGCCGTATATGTCAATTCGTCCAGCCCGAACCAGGCTAGATTGGTTCCGCGGAGGCGCTCGTAGTCGTCCACAGCTCGGAAGTAAATCTTCGATCTCGTGTCTTTCATCACGAGCACCAATTCCGACTTATTCAGCTCGTGCCGGATGCGATTGCTTGCTAACACCTCAAGGAAACTCGTTAAAGTCGCGTCTCTCAGCATCGGGTAAGTCGGAGCGCCCACTAAACCTTGTCGGCCCGGATTT